AGCCCACACGATATTCCCGAAGTATATGAAGCGTTTTTTAATGACCAAGACAAGTTCAAAGAACTGTATGAACGTGCAGAGCGTAACACCAAATTGCGCAAGAAAACAGTCAAGGCCATTGACTTGTTCAGTAGATTTATGCAAGAACGCAAAGACACTGGTCGTATCTATTTGCAGAATGTGGATCACGCAAATACACACAGTCCTTTCAAAGAAGAAGTTGCTCCTATCAAGATGAGTAACCTTTGCAGTGAAATTGATTTACCTACTGTACCATTAACTGATATTAATGATGAAAACGGACGTATTGCATTATGTACACTCAGTGCTATTAACTGGGGCAATGTCAAAGCGCCCGCAGACTTTGAAAGAATTTGCCGTTTGGCGGTTCGCGGATTAGATGCATTGTTAAGTTATCAAAACTATCCAATTCGTGCGGCAGAGTTGAGCACACAAGAATTCCGTCCCTTGGGAGTGGGAATTATTAACTTTGCTTACTTCTTGGCTAAGAATGGTGTTAGCTACAGTGATCCAGCTGCACTAGCATTGGTAGATGAGTACGCCGAAGCGTGGAGTTATTATCTTATCAAAGCAAGTGCCGATCTTGCCGCCGAACAAGGTGCGTGCGGTCGTTGGAAGGATTTGAAGTCTGCAGATGGTAGACTGCCTATTGATACTCGCAAGCGTGAAGTAGACGAGCTAGTGCCACATCAGGAGCGTATGCCTTGGGCAGAGTTGCGTGAACAAATCAAAACAACTGGTCAGCGTAATGCTACACTAATGGCACTGATGCCAGCAGAAACCAGTGCACAGATCAGCAACGCTACAAATGGTATCGAACCTCCACGTAGTTATGTAAGTGTTAAACAAAGCAAACACGGTGCTCTAAGACAAGTAGTCCCTGAGTATCGTAAACTTAAAAACAAATATGAATTGTTATGGGATCAAAAATCGCCAGAAGGCTATTTGAAAATTTGTGCAATATTACAAAAGTATATTGATCAAGGCATTAGTGTCAACACTTCATATAATCCAAGATTTTATGAAGATGAAAAAATCCCTATGAGTGAAATGCTCAAGCACCTGATCATGTGCTATAAGTATGGTACTAAGCAACTTTATTACTTCCAAACAAATGATCAGCAGGGCGAGATAGATGTAGACAAAATGTCAGCCAAACAAGATATTCCTGCTGAAATAGTCGATCAAGAAGATTGTGATAGTTGTGTAATTTAACAAGGTAAAAAAATGAGCGTATTTAATATTAATAATAAAAAGAAGCATACAGAAGCATTGGCATTTTTAGATCCGTCAGGGTCAGTGACATTACAACGATATGAAACATTAAAGTATAGACAATTTGAAAAACTAACAGATAAACAGTTGGGATTCTTTTGGAGACCTGAAGAAGTTGATGTATTGAGAGATGCCAAAGACTTCAAAGAACTAACTCCATTTGAGCAACATATTTTTACTAGTAATTTGAAAAGACAAATTCTATTAGATAGTGTGCAAGGACGCAGTCCAAACCTAGCGTTCTTGCCTTTTGTAAGTATTCCAGAATTAGAAACTTGGATTCAAACTTGGAGCTTTAACGAAACAATTCACAGTCGTAGTTACACACACATTATTCGCAATGTCTATAACAATCCCAGTGAAGTGTTTGATGGCCTATTGGAAATTGAAGAAATCGCCAACTGTGCACGAGACATCAGTCGTTACTATGACGATGTTATTACCTACGGTGGCTACTACAATTTGTTAGGTGCAGGTACACACACTATCAATGGCAAAGAAATGGTTATCAGTAACTACGAACTCAAACGCAAGTTATGGTTGGCCATCAATAGTGTTAACGCACTAGAAGGTATTCGTTTTTATGTGAGCTTTGCGTGTAGCTGGGCATTCGCTGAACTTAAAAAGATGGAAGGCAATGCCAAGATTATCAAATTGATCTGCAGAGACGAAAATGTACACCTTGGCAGTACACAGATGTTGATTAAACTATTGCCAGGTGATGATCCTGACTTTGCACGTCTTAAAGAAGAAACCAAAGCAGAATGCGAAGCAATGTTTTTGCAGGCCGCAGAACAAGAAAAGACCTGGGCAAATTATTTGTTCAAAGATGGATCAATGATTGGTCTTAACACACAGTTGTTGTGTGACTATGTAGACTGGTTGACCTGTAAGCGTATGACTGCGGTAGGACTCAGTTGCGGTATTAAAACTGGATCTAATCCTTTGCCTTGGACTGCCAAATGGATTGCCGGAGCAGATGTTCAAGTGGCACCACAAGAAACAGAAATCAGTTCATATATTATTGGCGGTACTAAACAAGATGTAAATACAGATACATTCAAAGGATTTAGTTTATAATGTTGACAGTATATTCAAAAAACAATTGCAGTTTTTGCACTCAAGCAAAAAATTTACTCACAAAGAAAAATATTGCATTTGAAGAAATCAAAATAGATGAAGTTCCTGAAGCACGGGAATTTATTTTAACACAGGGACACAGAACTGTACCACAAATTTATCAAGGCACCAACCTATTTGTAGAAGGTGGATTCCAAGGCCTATCAAAACTAACTGAAGAAGAAATCAAGGCAAAACTAAATGTTAATCAATAAGACAAACTATGCAGTAGGGGAGATTGTTGCGTTCAAACTGGTCAATGGTGACGAGATCGTAGCAAAAATTGTAGATCAAACTGGATTCGGGTGGACCATTCATAAGCCCTGTACAGTAATGCCCAGTAATCAAGGATTAGGCTTGATCCAGAGCCTATTTTCTGCTGATATAAATAAAAATGTAGAGCTAAAAGCTGAGCACGTTATGATGCACAGTACTACGATCAAAGCATTAGAGGATCATTACTTGCAGACCACAACTGGTATACAAACTATGAGTAAAGGTCCTATTGTTAAATAAGGACTAAATTATGCCAGGAATTGCAAGACTAGGAGACGTTGTAGGTGCAGGCGGACTATTGACGGCCCCTGTAAGTACAGATGTCAGAGTCAACGGTAGACCGGTGGCATTAGACGGATGCTTGTATACTCCCCACGCACCATTTACAGGATTACACCTAACTGGACCCACACTGAGTTTGCCCAGAGATATAAAAGTTAATGGGAAGCCTCCGATTATTAAGACCAGTTTTGCTGCTTGCGGGCATATGGTTATGAGTGCAAGTACTGACGTATTAGTAGGCGGTGGCATACTATCTGCAGTTAGGTTAAAATAAATGACCACAACCAGCATACCTCAGGCCTATGCAGGCCTAACTCCCAAAGTCATCAGTAGTATGAGTCCGTTGCAGTTGGCTCTTGCTAACTTTTTAATGCAGGGCACTAGTCCAGCACTATTTGTTAATCAAGAGTTTTTGGCCGCAATGAATCAGTTTATTAGTGCTGGCATACTAACACCGGACCGCGGTGACATTGCACCAAATTTGAATGGTGTCGGCTTTGTTAGCATAGGTGAAAATGTATATCTGTACAGACTTGCCCCCGACTGTGGGCCCGACGACACTCCCAGATATGAAAAAATATTACTGGGTCCTAGAAGTCAAATCGCTCCTCACACATTTAGCTATTACGGGCCAAATATCTTTGGCGGTACTGCGGCCGATGGCACCAATTGGGACACTACAGGAACTACAGGATCATGACAACAAACTATGGACCACTAGTAGGTCAAGGTCTTACTACTGCCGCAGAGCCTGCAACATTTGGATCTGAGTCTTGGGGGAACTTTGTAGAAAATATTTCTAGATCGTCTGCTCCGAGTGATCTCGGAGAAAACAGTGGATTGTACAGTGGCAGTCTAAGTGCACAAGGCAGTTTAGTGGCCGAACAATTAAATTCCGGTGAATATCTTGTGCAAGTAAACGGCCGTAGTCAAACATATAAACCTTTCTTAACTGGTTATTTTAGACAGTATTGGAAAGATCCGACACAAACTACATTTGGCGCCAATACTGCTATCCCTGCTATTACCAGTGTTATGCCTGACAGTTATACTGATATGCCTGGTAGTTTTCACTACTATGTGGATCTTCAGTTAACCAGAGCCACTGGTAGCAATTACTTTGACATATTTTATTTCTTAAATGCTTACAATCAAGTATTGGCCTGGGTAACCACCGCCAATGATTATACCTCCGCATTAAAGACTGCAGAATTGCACAATTTACAATATTTTGGTGCTAACAGTTATCAAGATCTAATCACTCAAGGATTTTACAAATACGAAAACAGCAAAGCACTGGTACAAGCATTTCAAAATATGGGCTTTTTGGTTGGCGATATTCCCAATGGTACATTCGGAACTCCCAACGGAATAGCACGATGTATGATCAATACCGGCTTAGGTGCAATCGGAAATTTGACCGACAACTTGGTGAGTGCAGGTGTAAACTTTGCAGATATAGCAAATCCCATATACACTGCCACTATTGCCAGCGTACTAAGCGAAATTACTAACCCAAATGATTTAGACACTATTCAAGGTGTACTGGAAACTTCAGTACCAAATTTGACATCGCCATTGGATTACTGTTCAATTTCAGCTGCCAGTGGATTACCTAATGATAGTCTGTTTAACGATATGGCAGAAGTTGGTGCAGACATTTATTCAAAAGCACCAAATTTTACCTATCAAGTTGGATCTGATGTGGCAGCACTATTAAGAACTCTTGAAGTTGAAATAACCGGAAACATTGAAGCATTGACTACCAATACCAGTTTACTCAATCCTTCTGTATTAGAAAGCCTACGTAGTTATTTGCCATTGGGAGTTAACAACGCTCCGGTCACAATGCTAGATGTAATTGGTACTGCTTCGGGATATTTGACAGATTCAATGACCGCAGTCAATGCCGGTATCAACAATTTGTACAATACCTATTACGGTCCAGTTATTAGAGATAGCCTAAGCGAAATCAGCAGATTGGCTGCACAGGTAAGTTTGAGCAACACTGATAACGAAAATCAAGGTGTCGGAGAATATTGGAGTCAACAACTGTTGGATGCAGAACAGTCTTACTACAGTTTAATTTCCGAAATTGCAGCCAACACCAGCGGAAATTTGCCGGCTATTGTTAACCAAATTAACAGTAACTATGCTGATGTTTGCAGTCACATTGCAACCGAACATAGAAACTATAATCGTGCTAATTTGGCTATTAGCTCAGTTAGGGATAATAGCCTATTGTTAAATTTTGTAAGCACCTTGCCTTACTATGCAGCAGACCAAGGAAACATAGGCACAGACCTTATGTTGCGCGGAATGAGTCAGCCAAACGTTGCCGGCGAAACGTTAAAAGCAGTTTTGGATCAAGCCCGAAATACATCGCTTTTAAGCAACGCTGGTGTCAAAATAAACGGTGTAATTTGATTTAATACTTCAAATCAGTTGATTTATACTGATTTTACCCGTATAATAGTGTATGTTTACTAGTAAAGTTAGCAGTTAACTCTGTTTTTTACACGGTATATAAATTACACTCCGAAAAAAAGAAAGGAAAAATATGGCGTCAGCTGTATCAACTATCTATTATAATCGAGTGATTCTTTCAACCAAATTACTTTTGTTAGCCATTGGATTTTTTATTTGCTCCAGTGTGCTAGTAGCAGTAACAGAAAACAAATTGAATCATTTACGTGAGACGATGTCTCATCAGGACGCTGCTGTAGTAACTGCTGCAGAACGTACTAAACAACTCGACTGTTTAACCAAGAACATCTACTGGGAAGCCGGTAGTGAGCCTTTTGAAGGCAAGGTTGCGGTTGCACAGGTCACTATGAACCGCGTTAACAGTGGCAGATTTGGCACTGGTGTTTGTGGGGTTGTTTACCAAAAGAACATAATGTACGAAAAAGTCATTTGCCAATTCTCTTGGGCCTGTGAAAACAATTTTAGAACACACCCAGTTTACCCACAGATGTACGCAGAAAGTGCCGAAGTGGCCAAAAAAGTTTTATTGGAAAACTTTAGATTGCCCAGCTTAAATCAAGCGTTATATTTTCACGCTGCCAACATCAACCCAGGTTGGCATAAAGAAAAACTTGCTCAAATAGGTCAACACATTTTCTATAAGGAATAGTATGAGTTTCAATGAATTTAGTCTTCTGAGATTGTACGCCATGATTCGTAAATTTTTTATGGATCACTTTAAGAAACTAACTGCAGATACACTGGGCTGGCTAGCAGCAATCGTGTTACATTGTGCAACGATACCAACATTCTTGGCCATTATGGGAGGATTAACTGATAAACTACCCAGTTTAGACATTATATTCTTTTTGTGGGCCGGCTTAGTACTCTTATTTGCACGGGCAGTAATTTTGCGAGATCAGTTAAATATCATTACAATAGGTGTAGGATTTATCGGCCAGGCCGTATTGATGGCACTTATTCTTTTTAAGTGATCGCTAATGAATTATTTCGAGATCATCGAACGACTGGATAAGATTTATACCAGGCTAGAGGGAAAGATTGTAGACTATAAAACCATAGTCCGCAAATTGAATCGAGCCTTACCTTTTTCCGAAGTTCGTATAGTTGGTAATAACACATTGTTGGTTACCGGCAATAACTTCTTGGTCAGTGGATTGTATGATCCTGAATTAGACGAAGATGGTAAGCCCTGTATAGAAATCGAAATAGACTTTCCCAGAAACGCCATAGAATATCAACTTGCAGAAACAGATTTGACTCGGGCCATTTGGTCCATTTTAGTAAGAGATATTGTGACCATTATGGGACACGAATACATTCATTTGCATCAGTTTAGAAGAAGAGAATTTAGAGACGGCAGATATTATAACAGTACTACCCGAACAAGTTCTCTTAGAGAAAAACAGGAGTACTTTGGTATCCCTGACGAGGTAGAAGCTTACGCTTTCAACATAGCCGCTGATATGGCAGATTTTTTACCGAATAAAAAAGTTAAAATAGAAAACACCACTGTGTTCAAATTGTACTCGAAAACATTTGGTAAGGATCATCCAATTTTAATCAAATTAAAACGATTCAGCAAAAAAAATTATAAACTACTGGAGCGACAATATTATGACTTACACAACTCAATATGATTTATCCCAAGCCGACATTGTTGACAACATCGACGACGAGGATTATATTTTTGTTATTAGCCCAAATGGTAAACTTAAATCAGTATTGATGCCCGAAGATTTTGATACTATGGAATATCCCGAGCAGGTGCTAAAAATTATGCAGATTTACGGTGTAAGCGAATTTACATCGGGAACGTTGCATTAAAACAACAGTTGACGATATTTCGGTTTACTGCTATAATACTGGATAAGTTCAACTAATTAAGGTATCTATGTTAAAGACTTTTTTACTTTCCCGCCCCTATACTGTTTTTGATGCTGAAAATCAAGAACATCGTAGGG